CTTGGGGCACCAAGTTATCGCGGATTAGAGAAGAGGTATCTCAGGAGTCTCATAAGCTCCAGTCGGTGGTTCGAGTCCATCATCCGCAACCAAATTTAGGAAAGTATGAATAGTTCTGGAGGGCCAAACCGACTGGTGACGGTAACGGTCTTGAAAACCGCCGAGTGTTAATAGCGCCTTTAGAGTTCGACTCTCTAGCCCTCCGCCAAATTAGGAAAAGGTGAATCTCACCGTTTCCGCCAGTTTTAGGATACTAACAGTAATTTTATTTCACTGCAAATGAAGAAAAATGTATCCTGTTTTAGTTAATGTCTCCCTAGTGTAATGGCAGCATACCAGTCTCCAAAACTGTTGGTCGGGGTTCAAATCCCTGGGGGGATGCCAAGTTTAAGGAATACATGAATACCTTTAGAACATTAAAAATGCATGGTTTTAAAAGTGCCGATGCTGATTACATTGTTGTAATAAATGGAAAGGTAATAGACAACAGTACTGATGAACTATTTTCATTTATAACCAGTACAACAGTTCATGGTAGTTATAGTATTTCAATCAGTGTTAATACCGGTTTTATTATTATGACACACTGTACTGCTACGTATCCCGCAATTTTTAATGATGTAAATGGAACAGCAACTATGATTCAACCTATCGCTGAACCAGTCGCTGTAATAAAAAATGGAGAACTGAAAACAGTTCCTTTTGAAATTACTATTAATGCAGATGAAAATTTTTCTTATGAGCATTTGTTGTTTAATGGACCAACTAGATTAATAATCTCTACAGAGGGAAAGGAATTATTTCCAGGAGTAGATATTGATGTAGGAAATTTTATCGATGATCAAATTTTAGATGGTATTTTAGATATTCAAGCAGTATATGAATATCAAAATAAACCTAATGATTGTATGTCCAAAGATGATTTAAAACAACTAAAAGAAATAGTATTAAAAAATGCGACTGTGATGTAATAGGTAGCCATAGCAGACTTAAAATCTGCCGACGAAAGTCGTGCCGGTTCGATTCCGGCCAGTCGCACCAACAACAAAGGAGAGCTGTATGTCAACACCAAAAGAAACTCTAGACAAGGCATACGGTAATATGCCAAAAGAAGTAGGTTACTCGTTTGATTTTGATTTTGTGCCAGGATGGAGAGGCATAAAATATTACTGGTATAAATTAATACGTAAGGTAACAAGATAAGAATAATGGTGAGCTGGCCGAGTTGGTCGAAGGCACCTTCCTGCTAAGAAGGCATACGGGCCAAAACCTGTATCAAGAGTTCGAATCTCTTGCTCACCGCCAAATTAAGGGTAATAGTTAGATGATGAATTTTGAATCTGTTTTAGCGTTTGGCGATAGCACACCCTCAGGGTGTGAACTAGCTGTAGGCTTAGAAGATTTTAGATCCAGAGAATACATGACTGGAAAGATTTCAATTTGGGACGTAGATGCTCCGGGAAAACTGCTAGCGTACCCACAAATTGTAGCAGATCACTTTGGTGTTCCTTGTTACAACTATGCGATGACTGGTGGAAGTAATAATCGAAGTTTAAGATTACTAACACAAGCAGTACAAGATCATCCAAATAGTTTAGTATTATTTGGTTATGGTCCTACTAACAGAACTGAATTTTATCATCCCGAAGGCGGACTAGGTTGCGACCAAGACAATTTTTTTCAAACAGGTCCTAATAACTATGACTTGCATATAAACAGAAAATATTTAGAAATTGTGCGCCCTTATAATAATCTTAAAGAAATAATGTTTTGCGTTGATTCTATATGCAAATTGTATGCAACAAATTTTGTTCATATACCATTATTCACTGTTGATAATTTTGACGAAGTTCCTGATATAGATAATTCAATTGATTGGGGTAATCCTAGAAAAAATGCCGAAGTATGGTGTATTGAAAATAAATTTTCAAAACATACTTTTCATTACGGAATAGATTTTCACAAAGCATTAGCTGAACTAATTATTCAGCATTTAATAAAAAAGGAAAAATATGTTAAAACCAGGTAAGACGTTTAATTTAAGTAAAACAAGTAAGCGTATCTTAGCACAGTTCACAGATTCGCATGCTCGTGGACAGTGGAAACGCATGATGATCGATGCCGAGCTATCAGCGGCAATAGTCATAAAGACTCCGAAGAATGAAGGCCAACGTAGACCTACCGGTCCTGCAGGTACTACCGGAAGTCACGCTTACACTACGACAGGCGAATAAGTAATATCTGTTCCCCAATAGCTCAGTAAAGATTATTCCCCAATAGCACAGTTGGTAGTTGCGAGGCACTGTTAATGCCTATGTCGGTGGTTCGAGCCCATCTTGGGGAGCCAATTTAGCTCACTCTGTATAAATACATTATATGTACGGAGTGAGCTATGTTATCAAAACAGAGAGTAGAGGAAGCATTACAGAAACATTGGAATATTAAACCAGCATCGGAAGAGTTAGGAATTGGATATAGCACTTTAAGAAAATATATTAAAGAATACGGTATTCAACACAACAGTCGAAAAAAAGAAGGCGGTCCTACATTTGATAGAAATGCGTGGCAATCAAAAGCAGTAACTAGGGCAAGGCAAAATAAAAAGCTAAAAGCACTAGATTATAGAGGCGGAATGAAATGCACACGTTGCGGGTTTGATGAACCAATACCGGACTGTTATGCGTTTCATCATAGAGATCCAGCTGAAAAAGATATCAACTGGGGAAGAATGAAACAAAATAATTGGTCTATTGATAGAATCAAAGACGAATTAGATAAATGCGATGTATTATGCCATAACTGTCATAGTATAGTGCATTATTTAGAACGTCAGTAGTACATGGGGGTATAGCTCATCTGGTAGAGCAGGTGCTTTGCAAGCATCAGGTGGCGGGTTCGAGTCCTGTTGCCTCCACCAAGTGATAGTAGGAGAATGATATGGCAGGAAAAGGAAGTAAAGCAAGACCATTTAGTGTTCCTAAAGAAGTATTCGATAATAGATGGGACATGATTTTTAAGAAAAAGGAAAATTCAGATGTCAGCAAAGAGCAACAAATCAAATCCGATGATGACAAAGACAGGAAAGACACGTCTGGGACCACTGAGCCTAAATCAACTAAACGAAATGCTTGAGAAATCAAGTCGCCCAAAAGACAAGGCTAAGATTCTAAATCGTGTTAAAATTTTAAAGAAGATTCTACATGTAGGTAAGTATAAAGTTGTAGAAACATTTAAGTAATTAATTGCCCCTTTAGCTCATCTGGTAGAGCAACTGATTTGTAATCAGTAGGTGGTCTGTTCGAGTCGGACAAGGGGCACCAAGTTTAAACATATTAGAATCTGTAAAAAGATCAGGTTTGGTATCCCAGTCACTGTGATAGGCATAGCCCACATACTCAATACACCATAATATGTTTATTAGTTTCCCGGAACTACTGGCCGTAACCTAAGTAGCGTAATTACAGTAACGAGAACTGTACGGTGCATTGGATCTACCGCAAGGCTCTCTCTAGGAGCGACTTGAGAAATCACAAAGGCAGAGCACCAACTGTCTAAATGGAAAAATGCAGTACGGATACTAAGCCTAGTCTAGGGCATTCGGGAGAGTGTAACTAGACACTTTAATCAAATACATTTAACTTACATCTAGTGTAAGTAGTAAGGACAGGGCACCATCGTTTTAGAAAAAGCCATAAGTGTATTTGATTAAAGTGCGGGACTAGTTTAATGGTAAAACAGCAGATTTCCAATCTTCGGTTAGGAGTTCGATTCTCCTGTCCCGCTCCATTAATAGGAGTGTTATGAACCCAAATTTTCGGCAAATTGCATTAGAAGATAATGCCACAATACCAGTAATGGCTGGTAATTTATCACCTAAGGTATTAGCTGATTTAAAAACAGCTCTTCTAAAAATAAAAAGTAATAGGCCAGTAAGTCATAACAAATACCTAGCCGGTGCTATCAAAGAAGAATACACTGTAGATCCAACTTTAGTTCCTGAGGTATTATACTTTTTAGATGACATGTATGGTGCATACATAGATCACTTTAAAAACATTTCTGGTACAGAAAAACATGTTGACTTTGGTACAGACGATCAAGTAGAGATTGGCAAGCTGTGGGTCAACTTTCAAAAAAAATACGAGTTTAATCCTATACATCATCACGATGGCATAGTTAGTTTTGTTATATGGGCACAAGTTCCATACGACATAAAGAAAGAACAAAAATTATACAACAACGGTACAGTTAATGTAACGTCCTGCTTTCAATTTGTTTATCCAGGAACAACTCACGATATTGCAATGAAATCGTTTCCTGTAGAAAAAGCATGGGAAGGAACTGTATTGATGTTTCCAGCTAGTCTAAATCATTGTGTGTATCCATTTTATACTAGCGACGGATACCGTATTAGTGTATCCGGAAATATATCATCACCCGATACTGAAATTTAATTTAAAAGAGGAATTATAAATGAAAGCAAGTCATATTTTAGTAAGCACAAAAGAACAAGCTGATGCGATCTTAGCAGAAGCTAATCCTTTGAATTTTGGATCTTTAGCACAGCAACACAGCTCATGCCCTAGTAAGGCACGTGGCGGAGATCTAGGCGAGTTTGGTCCAGGAATGATGGTCAAGCCGTTTGAAGATGCTACGCTAGCGACTCCAATTGGAGAGATTAGCCGACCAGTGCAGACACAATTTGGATTTCATTTGATTCACCGTACTGGATGATAGTAGATTCTAACGATCTTTGCCGTAAGTATGATTACAGTAGTTTAATTACTGCCGCAGACAACGACACAGCTATAAGCACTATCAGGAGCATCATTGATAGCGGCAACTACTTTAAGAATAGTCCACCTTTCCAAACACAGGAAAATTTGTTTGCTAGACCAGAAGCTATTTGGTTAAAATATCGAATGACATTTTTAACTAGCGTATTCTTATATTTAGGGCATGAAGCCCGTGTTAGTAATATGATGGCATGGTCATTTATGACAAACTTAAGAACTGTAGAAGATCGAGACAAATATTGGCATCATCATGACAAACACTCTGGACAAGGTTTGAGTGGAATCATGTACTTGCATATTCCAGATGATGTCAAAGACTTTGATACATGCGGAACCGAAATGGCGCCAAATGGACCAGAATCTGATGGGAAATTTTACATTCGTCCAAGTTACTTTACATGGACGATATATCCTAGTAAAATATGGCATAGACCGGGTATTGTGCAAAGTAGCCAATATCGGTTTATATTGGCGGCAGATATAGATTACAACTGACGCGGATTAGAGAAGAGGTATCTCAGGAGTCTCATAAGCTCCAGTCGGTGGTTCGAGTCCATCATCCGCAACCATACAATTAAAGGAAAGTTATGAATAAGGTCAATAGTCGTTCATTAGAAATTGATACAGAAATGTGCGTTGCAAACGCAGGCGGCAATCGATATGAACTAGTAGTGATGGCCAGTGCCCGTGCTAGAGAAGTACGTAGACAGCATAAGTCTAGTGAAAAGTTTGAGCATTTACATACAACCATAACGGCCTTAAAAGAATTCCAAGACGGCAAGTACGACAAGGAATATCTTAAACGAGTCAAATGAAAACCCTTACATTAAGTTCTGGAAAACAAATACACATTTTTGATGATTTGTTTACACTAACACAGCGTCGCTGGTTTAAGGACTTTGCCCAGGATTGTTATCTCCGTCCTGAAGGTCGTAGTACCACAGCTTGGGAACACCCTGATAGATTTTTATTAGCAAGATTTGGTCCAAAAGATTTAGAAAATTTTAAACTTTTTGATACAGATGAAATAGAGCCAGTTTTCAAAATGATTGGCTCTAGAAGAATAGATAGAGCGTGGTTATTATTTTCAGACCTATCAACAAAGATCTACTATCATACCGATGTTAATCTCGAAACAGATTCAGCATACAGTATGTTATACTATGTTAATTTAGAATGGAAAGATTATTGGGGTGGCGAAACTATTTTTGCAGATGAAAATGGGGAAGCCGAAATTTGTATAAGTTACAAACCTGGACGACTAGTATTGTTTGACAGCAGTATAAACCATAAAGCGGCTTGTATAAGTTCGGATGCACCATTTCGATACACATTTAATTGTGTTTTTAAATAACATGCAACGGTGGCAGAGAGGTCCAATGCAACGGATTGCAAATCCGTAAAACCGGGGGTTCAAATCCCTCCCGTTGCTCCAATAATTCAATTGACAACTGCACTTTTTGACTGTATAATACTAAGTATATTAATTAACGAGCGACAGGAGTACCTATGAGAGAATACGAAAGCATTCAAGGCGATAATCTTGAAGAAAGCGATATGGCCCAACTATTGTCAGTAACTGCCAGTGCCGATGCTGTGGCAAAACTACGGGCCGCGATTCCAAGAGGTCCGAGTCTAAGCCATTGCAACGAATGTGGAGAGGAAATTCCACTAGCTCGCCAACAAGCTGTCAGCGGTTGTACTATGTGCATTGATTGCCAAACTTACTCAGAAAGACGTAAGTAATTCAATAATATTAAAAAATATTAGATTACATACTAAATATTTTTATGAAAAAATATCCTAATCTAGTTGATTCAATTAAAAACGTAGTTAAAAATTCGCCAGCACGATGCGGTAGAGTGTATTTTGATTGTGTAATAACCAAAGTAGACGATACAATTAAGGTAAAATTTTTACCTACAACTGAGTATTTTGAAATTGATGATAGAAAAGACGACGAGGGGATATTAGATAAGCCCTTTTCTTTTTACGAAAGTCATCATCATACTGGAATCGCTATAGGGTCGTTAGAATGTTTTTTTCAAAATAACAATATACCCTATACTATAGATGAATCTAATTCGCCGACATACTTTGAGGTATTAGTAAATGTATAATCTTGAACTAAATCATACTTTATCACATGCTAATCGATCATTTGATATCGACACTCCTGTAGATGCTGAAACAATAGCATATCTAAGTAACATGATAGATGAATTTCTAAATGTAAATCCAATTGCACATAAAAGTATAATCGAAGACAAAGAAATTATTAAAAAACTTTATTATGTTAGCATCTGGAATAGAGATGGCGAATATAACGGTGAATACAAACTTCCATCTTTTTGGGCACCATTAATTATTGTCCTTCCTCCGATAGATCGTACAGACGGTAAAGCATTAATTAATCTAGGAAGATTTTATTCAAAATTAGGTATGGAGGTTTTGAAAAGAGGATATGCCCTCGCATTTCAAAATAGCCTAGACTATCATGATCCTCGGGTGCGAGAATTGCAAGATTACCTGCATATCGATTACGATAAATTTGCAGAACTTAAAAATGATGACGACTTTCCTGTAAGGACGTTTATTTGTATAGGGAATAGACTAGTTCCAAATAGTGCTCATAATTGGGATTGGACTAGGGCCACATTATTTGAATCTTGTCCAAAACTTGATGTTAATTTTGTTAAGGATTATACATGATAGAATTGAAGACAATAAGTGTAAGACGTTTAGATAAAGCAGTAGTGCATCAGTTTTTTAATGCTGACCTAGGAATAAAAGAGCATATCCAAAAGAATTTTCAAGATAATGGCAAATTAGTCAGTATGTCAACTAGCATAAGCCAAGACTATTCAACTGAAACTAAAACACTAGTTTTCAAAACTCGAGAGAATTATTTTGAGTTTATAAACGATGAGGTATTGCGCTATCAAGAAGATGTTATACGAACTAGGTATAATTCCTATCATGATATAAATTCTAGCAAAACAACTACAGAGATTTAATCTGTTGTATAAAAACTACATAAGCCCTGCTTGACAGGGCTTTTGTTTGAGCTTATAATACTAGTATGATAACAGTAGAACATAAAGAGGTACGAGTAGAGTTTGATACTCTAACCCAAGCAATGGATTGGGCGAAAGAATCGGGAGAGTTCGTTACTATTAAAGTCAATGGTATGGAACTTGTAGGCCGTTTTGGCGCAGATAGTGTTGTAGACGGTAAATGCCCAGATGGTGTTGAATATAGTTGGAAGAAACGGAGATTTTGATGGAAAAGTTAATACGCGATGGAAAAGTAGCAGTAATTTACAGTCCGGGATTTGGGGCTGGCTGGTATACTTGGAATAATGTTCACTACGGTGACGAAATGCTTTTTGATCCGGTATTGGCCGCGTATGTCGATGAAGGTAAAATGGATGAAGCATTAACTTACGTTAATATGCGCTTTCCAGAAGCCTACAGAGGCGGTGTTGAGGATCTTGTAGTACATTGGGTTCCGCAAGGAACAGCCTTTCGCATACACGAATATGATGGAAGCGAAAGCATTGAAATTAAAGAAGAAATGGATTGGGTAGTAGCATGAAAATTAAATTTGATAAAGACACTATGCCCGACGAATTATACAATGCCTTGTTACAGCACTTTGTAAATGAAGCTGTTGGACTCGGTGTCGAAGTAAACAAGTTTACCCAGTTTGAAAATTGGGTTATAGAATGTGAAGTAGACGCAAAAGAAAGCGTACATTAAAGGAGGGCATCATTATGCCGTGGATTGAGAATGTAGCGGCTAGTGATGTTTCAATAGGCTTTCATCACGATGCCGGGCCAAACAGTATGCTGATCAGCATTGTTGATCCAGCAAGTTGGCGGCCTACTCCAAAACACCAATTCAAAGAAATTCATAACTTTGAATTTTTGGATGTAGAGGAAAAGGATGAGGTTCTAGAAGAAGAAATGAAGTGCAGTCAAGAACAAGCCAATCAGCTTGTGGCTCTTTTACAACACGCACTTGAAAATCGAATGAATGTTGTTGTTCATTGCTTTGCAGGCATTTGTCGTTCGGGTGCTGTATGCGAAGTGGGTGTAATGCTTGGATTCAGTGATACAGAGCGTTTTAGAAGCCCTAATCTGCTCGTTAAGCATCGTATGATGAAAGCCTTGGGTTGGACCTATGACCCGGACGAAAAGCCCAACATCGACGATTGGCGCACTTTTAGAAGTGTTGACTAATTGAGTTTTTGGTAGTATAATTATAACTTAAACAATGAAAGGAGGCGAATATGCCAAGTGTATTTTTAGTTAGCGACACGCATTTTGGACATGCTGGTGTATGTCGCTTTACACGTAACGATGGTGTTACAAAACTTCGTCCATGGGACAATGCAGATGAAATGGACGAAGCAATGGTTGAGGCGTGGAACGAACGGGTAAAACCCACTGACAAGGTCTATCATTTGGGCGATGTTGTCATCAATCGTAAAGCGTTAAGCATCATGCGCAGACTTAACGGCGACAAAGTTTTAATTCGTGGTAACCACGATATCTTTAAAGATGAGGACTATCGTCAGTACTTTAGAGAACTTAGAGCTTATCACGTTATGAATGGTATGATCCTTAGCCATATTCCTGTTCACGCAGAAAGTCTTGGACGTTTTGGTGTTAATATTCACGGACACTTACATGCAAATCGTGTTAAGAAAGCTCGAGGAGTTGATGCTAGAACTGGTGAAGTACTATACAGCGATGAAAACGATGTTCGTTATCATTGCGTTTGCGTAGAACAAACCCCTGATTTTGCTCCTATTTTGTTTGAAGATGTCATTAAGAACATCGAAGCAGAGGGCGGAAGTGTAGGATTTAAGAACGGAAATGGCCCTACTATGTAATAATAGTAGTGGTTAAATAGGGCCTTAGGGCCCTATTTTTTTGACTATGCGTTCTGTTCATTTTAATAAATACACTATAGAATAACGGAGATAGCACGATGTCGCTACGCATAAGAAGAGGAACTGACGCCCAAAGACAAACCCTTACATTTGATCAGGGCGAAATTGTCTATACTAACGATACTAAGAAACTATACGTAGGTGATGGAATCACACAGGGCGGAGTTAATATTCTAGCTACTTCAGCAGGTGTTGGCGTTACTTTTAACGCAACAACACAGGCATTTGATTTCAGTACACAAAATTTAGGAATTACAACCAGCGTAGTAAGCGAAGGATCAAACAAATATTTTACAACACAGCGAGCACAAGATGCGGCTGCTAGCTTGTTTACTTCAGTTGGAAGTCCAACTGGCACAGGTACGATTACCGGTACAGTTGCTACTGGATCAATTACAGTAAGTGTAGCACCTAGTAATATGGTACAAGGTGAGCGTTTTGTTGTATCAGGTACAGGCGGAAATGGCTTGTCAGCTGGTACCTATTACGTAGTAAGTGTAGTTTCAACAACTATTACACTAGCTAGTTCTTTAGCTAACGCAATGGCTGGCACAGCGATTACTAGTCTAACTACTGGCGCAATTACTGGAACAAGTTATTCTGCAGGCGGAACTGATACTGGAATTAATTTTACTTATGATTCAATTAATCATGTAATGAACGTAACTGCTAGCGGTGTCACTAGCATTATTAACGATACTAGCCCTTCATTAGGCGGAAACTTAGCAATCGGAAACTATAATATTACTAGCTCCGGTACAGGAGCTATTAGTATTGCAGGTGGAATAACTACTACTGGTACTATTACTGGCGGAACTGTTACAGGAACAACAGTTAATGCTACTACATTAGGCACAGCGGCGATTGCAGTACCTGATGCAAGTCTTGGATTACAAATTGGTACTAAACTTGGAAACAGTTTCTCAGTAAATTATTATAATGGAACAGCTGGAAGTCCAACATCAGTAGCTACTGGACCAAGCGGCATGGTAGTGTCTATTAAAGGCTATACAGGAACATTATATCAATTTGCAGGTGCAGTAGGTGCTGGTTGGGAAGTAGGTGCAAACCTTTCTGACAGCTCACCAAAATCTTCTGTTGCGTTAATATCAGGCGCAGGCGGCAGTGGTATTAATCAGGCAATTTTAAACAGTGCAGGAACACTTTCTGCAAACACTATTCAAACTGGTTCATATGCAGGATCGGGCTTGTATCCTTCACCAGCAACGGCTGGTATGATTATCTTTGACAGTAGCAACAGCCATTTCTATGGTTATAACGGTACTGTTTGGAAACAGTTAGATAATTAAAATCTATTATAAATTTAACGTGTGTTGTGACTAATAAATAGAGTTATGATACACGGACAAATTTATATAGATTTAGAAAAACACGTAGACTTAACAGGGTTTGATTCTTTACATTTAGAAATTTCTAGGGGAATAGCTCTTGCTAGAGATTTTGCATATGATGGACTACAATCAGTACCTAATGGCACTATGCATCCTCATGCACAAGGTTATAAAGTTAATCCATTGTTTGAAGTAACTGATAATTGGAAAGCATTGCCAGATGATGATCCATTTAAAATAGCAGGAAAAGATCTAACATATAATCAATTAACTGACTATTTAAAAAATGCCTACGGAGCATATGACTACTATCGTCTCTTTCAATTGATTAATGAAGATGGAGTTAATGAGAACGTCACTAAACATTTTCCAGGGTTATTAAAATGGGTGCAGGGATTTGTCACATCTGGAATTTTAAAAAATTTGCATAGCGTAAATTTAATATCAGTAGATGCAGGCGGCATTCCGTGGGAACATTACGATCCAGCTGACGGCTACGAAACTCCCGGGTTCTTACCAGAATTTATTCATGTAAAAACTGATACTGATAGACCATTTTATATACTCAATCCAGAAACGGGCGAACGTACTTTTATGAATACTAGGGTAGCCTATTGGAATGAAAGAGATTGGCATGGCGGATTACCTATTTGGCGCCCTACTTATACCTTACGAATAAACGGATATTTTACAGACGAATTTAAACGTAAAACAGGAATGATAGTGTAAGATGACTTACAAAATTGAAAATCTATTTCCGACCCCTATATATAGTTGTTTTTTAGAAAACAAAGATGCTGTAGAAACAGAAATGTCTAATGCATTAGTTAATGTTCAATATGATGATTCTGTTAATTATTATCAATGGGGCAAAACTTTTGAAACTACAAGTGTCGAAGCCGACATACTTTCTGAAAAGCAAATGAATAATCTAGCACAGGCAATTGATCAACATCTTGAACAATACTGTAAAGAAATTGGATTTCAAAAAAGAGAATATAAAAGAAAGTCGTGGATCGTTAAAAATTCAACTGGTGGACATACGCATATACATAGTCACGGAGAATATGACATCGCTGGGTGCTACTATTTTCAAACTACTGGAAATGATGGTGATATATTTTTTGAGACTCCAGTGAGCCCAGCAGTGTCATCATTGTGTTATCAAAAATTTACAACGCGACACGAGCATAAGCCAGAGGTTGGTAAATTATTATTATTCCCTGGATGGCTAGCACACGGTGTTAAAACAAACACCGTAAATTCAGACAGAATTAGCCTAGCATTTATGATTGCTTTTGTAAGAAATTAAGGTAGTTCGTCAATAACAATATATTGGCCAGTAATTCCTTGGTTGGCTGCTGCCTTTTCTACTAGTTGTTTCCATTCATCTGTAGCATCGTGTCTAGCAATAATCATATGCATACGATCTTCATTACTGTTGTTAATTACAGAATGATGATAGTGTAGATTCATAGCATACACTCCTCCGGGTTCCATAATTAATTCTTCACCGTCACCCCATATCCATTTACAACCTAATGGATTATTAAGAGCAACATTGATATTCTCAATCAGCTTTATACTACTATCGCTGTGTAAGGCAATTTTCCCGCCAGCACGTAGCAACATAAATCTAACACGGCCGTACTTATTAGAAGGAAATACTTCTTTTAACCATTTAGTTGTTATAGGGCATAGGTCTGCAATTTCTGTCCAGTGCATATCATTGCTAGCATCTTTACCTTTCTTATATCCATACACGTCATAATTCTCATGTTTATTCCAGCCAAGCCCGTGTATAGTTAAACTTTCCCACCCATGCGAATCTTCATCGCCTCTGTGAGGACTAAATTTATCAAGTAATGCAAATGCCTCAGCACACATTTCTTTATAGGGTAGTGCTATATCTAATTTTAAATAGCGACCGTCTGAGTGATAGTATTCTTTCATCAGTTGACTCCTAGTGGACGTTCACTGTTATGTTTCCAGTCAAGTTCGTGCCAACTAGGTATTTTTAAATCTGTAATATCAGTATAAGAAAAATTACTAACTTTATCTATACGTTGCTCAATTTTAGATTTCCAGAATCCGTCGGCTGCTCTTGATGTAATCAACAGCGTTATGTTAGGATCTTTATTTTTAAGTTTTTGGAGTAAATTATTTTCTGCACTGATTCGATATTTTAAACTAGTAGTAGCAATAAATGGACTATGATTGTACAGGTCGCTCAGATTAAGTAATGTTTTCTTACCCGGCTCTAGCCAATCAAAATTATAAGATGCTGTGTAGTCTATAAGGATATAATCATAGGTTAAACTTTTGACCTTGCTCCATAATGAATCCCAATCGTCGATCGTGGTTAAAAACTTTTGCCACTGTTCTTTTATTTGATCTTTATATGAAGGGGGAATGTGCGGAGGATTGTTGGGCAACATAGGTTTATGAGTCCAATAGAATTCATCGTAGTCTTTGCCGTCCCATTCTTCGACCATCTTTCTCATAAACATTAAACAGTTATAGTTGATGTCTGTAAAGATAACTTTGGTATTGTTTGAGAATCCTACTGTTTCTAAATTTTTAATCCAATTAAATCCAATGCCTACACTAGCGTACTGTTCAACAGGTCCGTCAAACGGTAAGTCCTTACGCAGTTGATCAGAATTCCAGCCAGCAAAGAAATTCATTCCAAAAAATTGTAATTGTTTTATATCTGCTAGATGTCGTAAAAACACGTGGTCATATTCATAATATAGATATTTTTTGCTGTCACGAATTCTTTGATTCAATGTTAGTAGTTTTTTATCATGTTCTAATGCAACATTTAAAATGTTCCATCCATGTAGCTTAACAGAATATGTTTTAAGCTCAGTGCCCTTAGACATCCATACTGGGATCTCCGGATCACCATACAGGCATTCTTTACTACGAATAGGTGCAATTTGTTGGTACTCTACCCACTCTTCTTGCCCTACACTAGGGCAACCAATTTCTTTATACTGTTCTAGATTAATTATATAAAATTGTTGATGTAATTCAAAACAGGCATTTTTCTTATAGTAGGGATGATCGCCTCTATCGAGTATGTGGCCGGCTATAAAGAAATCTTCTTTGCATTGATCTTCTACAGCATCAAACAGTCTATCTGACAAACCTAAACTAGTGCCCGATGAAATAACTATAGCGTGAGTATAATCTTCAGTTGCTACAGATTGAAGCAAGTCATCTTCGTCTTTACTAATAAAAATATCATAGCCATGTAGATCAAACCGATTTATAAGAAAGTCAGATAAATTATTGCAAACAGTTGTAGCTTCTGTACTTTGGCAGTTATCTGAAACATCCAAAATACAAAACACAATTGGTTGTTTCTTATCGGTTCGAAACTTCATTACCATGTTATTTTCCTATCATAAATACGTTTGTCTACAGTTATATATCTTTATTAAAATGTAGCATAATTAAATTAGAGAATACTCAATGAAACATCATATACACGAAAACGGCTGGGCAATTATAGTTGATGATTTTGATTTAAGAACAGCAACTAAAGATGATATCAAACAGGCATCGGATCTATTAAAAGCCAGCACACTAATTGTTTTTAGAAATCAATCGCTAACAGTGAAAGATCAATTAGACGTTGGATATATGTTTGGCAACGTTACTACTGAGTATGCTCCGGGGCAAGATGAATTTGAAAATGAAACTGCTGATTTAGTTAACGATCCAAATGGACATATTACAAGAGTAACTGGTTCTCTTAATGAACATGGTAAGCCAGGAACAGCAGGCTACGTAGACGACATGGAATGGCACAATAACCAACCGCATCTTCTCAACAGCAATCACGGGCTACAACGAGGACCACTAGTATGGTTATACGGAGTAACTGGTACAGCAGGATCAAGAACCAGCTATACTAACAGCGTACTAGGATATAATGACCTCGATCAGACCACTAAGGATCAGATTAAAGATCTTAAAGGAATCTATTATGCTACGGCAGACTTTAGAGGTCCTATAGCAGGCGGAATTGAGATTGATCCAAATCCAGTATTACAAAATGTAGTTATACCGCATCCTAGTGGTAAACTTGGAATTTATCATTCTTTTTATCAATTAGAAAGATATGACGGAATGACCAGAGAAGAAAGTCTAGCTATAGCTAAACCATTGCATGATCATTTAATACAGGACAAATATTGTTACCACCACGATTGGCAAGACGGTGATGTAGTAATTGGAGACCAATGGTTTGGAATACACAAACGTTGGGCTTTTGAAAAAATAAGAGACCGCTTACTACACAGAATGGTCTTTGGATACGTTGATTAAATTTTAGGTACAGAATCTAGTTGTTGCAGGAAAACATTGGTATTCAATCTCCAAAATGTTTGTAAATGCCCGCGATATTCTTTTTCAAAGGCTCTAGTTAATACACCTGTCTTTTCTAGACTAGGACCCCATATAGTATGTACTAGTCGCTGTGTCCCTACTTCGCTAGGGTGACTAGTTATATACAGATCTTCCCAAGGTGGCGCCCAAGCTATACACGCTGGCATTAGATACTGTGCTGTAACATGCTGATGCGTTATAATTTGATTTCTAGTGCGTAGCGTGTTTAATGGTAGCAGATCAGATAGTACACATGTTCTAGCACAGATACGATAGCCTTCTTCCATGCTGTGTGCCGCAACGCTTCCCACAGCACGATCGTTGTAATAAAGAATCCATACCTGCCAATGCTTTTCGTTTTTAAAACAATCTATCATTGCCTTTTGACTTGAGTTGTTTACAAATCCTCTACGGCCAGCATCTGCATAAAATTCAGATAGATCCAAATCAGATGACCAAGGAATTATTTTATACATTCTTTTACTCGTTCAATAAAATCTGTTGGATAGTTTGTATTAAAACTTGCCCAGCATAGTTGATCCATTACTGCCCATGGTTGAGGTTTGTTCCATTCAATTCCTAGCGTGTCTAAATGTTTTCGCATTTCATCTTGTCTAGTAGAATAGATATGACTTTCAACATCTTGTATACTAATATTAGATTCGGTATTTTTGTAAGTAAAGAAATAGTTGATACTTTTTAGTTTGCCATCTACTACAAAGTAACTGCTAGGATGCATACTGTACTTGTGCCATCCTAATTGTTTATGTGTCTTAATGATGTCAAGCATCTGATCTTGCCAATCGGGTAGCACACTGTCATAGTTTGCTATATCACATCCTGCTTGCTCCCAAAAGTCAGGTCCGTCTATTTCTAAATATAACTTTCTAGCATCTAAATCTATGTTCTTAATTGTAGGAACCAGATGTGGATATGCATTACGCATTTGAGTCAAATAGTTTACTTCGCGCAACCACTTCTCTTCCATTTTAGCAGGATCAACTACTTGGTTCTTATCTTTATGATATTCAGTATCATTATGGTACCATTGAACAAAAACTTTTTTATCGTGGCTGATTAAACTAGTGTAAATAAGATTGTTCCGACAAAGCCCCTGACCAGGAACATTATTGTAGTAGTATTCGTAATTCATATAACTAATTATCTATAAATTTATAACCAAAAAAATAATATGCTAAATCAAACACTATCCTTATGTGAAACATGTTATCGTCACATACCAGCTGAACGATTTGAAAAGGATGGAAAAATGATGTTGGGCAAAACTTGCCCGAAGCACGGATACCAAGAAGCAATACTAGATATTAACACAAATTTCTATAAAGGTCAACAATATCAAAGACGTAGGCCAAGTTCATATTGGTTAGACATTACCAATCGCTGTAACTTAGACTGCCCGCATTGTTATCAAATGCCCGATAATAACAGCAAGGATCCTAGTATAGATTATTTGCTATCTGAAGTGTTGAGCTGGCCAGACAATGGATTGCCAGTTAGTTTAGTTGGTGCTGAACCCACTGTGCGTAGAGACTTGCCTGAACTAGTTCGAGCTATACACAACTTGCCCATCAAGCGTAGAAATGTTATAATCGTTACAAATGGAGTGTATCTAGCCAAATGGGATTATGTAAGTCGTTTTGAAGGATTACCAAATTTAAAATGGACATTTGGACTTAATCATCCTGACTACAATGGCGGACAGATACGTACTAAGCAGATGGAAGGATTAGAAAACTGTATTAAGCTAGGATTAGATGTTAAGACACTGACCTATACATTAGCCAATTTAGAACAGCTAACAGATGTAATGCACGAAGTACAAAAGTTTAAGATCAATGCTAGAATACAATTAGGTGTTGAGATTGGCCGCGTGCCAGAGGGTGACTTCAAAGAACTATACTTGTCTGAGTTAGTTGCAGTTGCCGAACAGTTTTGTCAAGACAATAGATGGACATGGGAGCCTGATCCCGTAGGCGGTAATCGCACACACTATGCTGTGCGTATAAATGGAATTGAACATAAATTTATTAAATGGTGTGATGTGAGGACTATCGATTTAGAGGAAGTACAAAGTGAATCGTGGGCTAGCATAGTTCCAGGAAAACCAATGAGTCCATTGCTACATCAAGTTATACTAAGAGATCAAGCAGTTAACAAAGGGCAGATGTTGTACGATACAGTACCTGAAAAATATAGACATGAATAAAATACACGATACAACATCAGTATGTGAACATTGTTACAGACACGTTCCCGCTGTCCTGTTTGAAAGAGATGAATCTATATGGCTTTCAAAAAAATGTAAATGGCACGGTGAAAGTGAGCATCTAGTTGAACCTAATGCTAACTTTTATCTTAACTACAAGTATGATAGGCCAACTAACAAAACATACTGTTTGGATATTACTAACCGTTGTAATTTAAATTGCCCACATTGTTATCAAATTCCAGATAACATGAGCAAAGATCCTAGCATAGAAAACATACTAGATATTATACGAGTATGGGAAGACGATGGTTATGCTATTGCTCTAATGGGTGCTGAACCGACTACTAGAAAAGACTTGCCTGAACTTTGTCGTGCTATACAATCGTTACCAGGTAAGCCTCGAGCTATAATGATATTAACCAACGGAGTTTATCTATCAGACTATGAATATGCTCAACAATTTGCAGATATGTCTAATGTGTTTTGGACGATAGGATTAAACCATCCTGACTATCAAGGGCATACTGTTAGAAAAAAACAAATGGAAGGCATTGATAATTGCATGAAATTAAACATGCCAATTAAGAATGTTAGCTATACACTTGAAACTATTGCTCAATTAGAATATTGTCTAGACGAAATACAAGAATTTGGAAAAACTCTTAGTCCACACAATTACAGAGTGCGTGTAGGTACAGACATAGGACGCCATCCGGGTGAAGAAAAAATATACTTGTCAGAATTAGTAGACATGGTAATTGAAATATGCAAACGTAAAGGTTGGGACTACAAGTACGAACCGTCTTACGGAATACGTGTACATTATCCATTACGTATTAATGGCATATTAGTTAAAATAATTCAATGGCCAGATGTGCGTACAATTGACCTAGAAGAAGATCAAACTGAGTCGTGGGCAGATATGCTTCCTGGTAAACCAGTCAGCCCACTAGTACATCAAGTTATACTGCGTGATGGTGCTGTAAATAAAAATTTACCATTGTATGATACAATACCAGAGAAATATCAAAGGAAATATGATGCGAGGGATTAACGGACAAACTTATATAGATATGGCTCCGTTCTTAGACATGGAGACGTTTGATAAACTACAACCTGAAATATTAACAGGCTTTGCTCTAGCACGTGAGTACGCTAAAGAAGGCACGTGGATGAAACCAGGGTTTACATTTGATAATATGAGTTACAAACTCAGTTGGAAACCTATCTATCAGTCCATGGATGAGTTTATGGAACTACCTAAAGACGATCCTATATATCAAGCTGGCATAAAATTAATGCCGACAGATTTTAAAAACTTCCAACAACGTAACAAGTTTACACGTTATTTGAAAATGGCTATGGGTGCATACGATCCTTACATTTACTACTATTTGTGGGAAGAAGGTTCGTGGGATGACCGTACTGCGCCACGTAAACTAACTCCCGAAGCAGAGTACTTTCCTAATGTAGTTAAGTGGGTTGAAAGTTTAGTAGGTACAGTGTTTGAAGATATTGGCCGTGTTATATTCTTTCATTGTGAAGCAGATGGCATTCCATTTGAACACAGAGACTTAGATGCCAAAAACGGAGTTGATGTAGTTAAACCGCATCGCAATGAGTTTATACACATACGTCCTAATACTAAAAAAGCGTTTTACTTGTGGGATCCTGAAACTAAGGATAAAACATACTTGAACACTCGTGCCGCATGGTGGAATGATGTAGACTGGCATGGCGGCGAGCGTATCATGGAACAAAGTTATGGATTACGAATTGATGGCAAGTTCACTGAAGAATTTCGTAAGACTTTAGGTATTGATCATTTGGAGACATATTAATGAACTATATTGGTAACTACGCACACTGGATTAAAGAACAAAAAATAATGGAGTTTTTAACTTCGGTGCAAGGAGAACGTGCTCCAATTTGGCAACCTGAAAAATGGTCTGATCATCCAGAGTTAGAAAAGTACAAAGAACTAGCTAGACCTGGATATTCTAATAACAAATATTTCTTTCATCAATTAGGTCCAGCAAGTCCTGAGATTTTAGATTTTAAATTTGAATTACCAGAACTTCCAGAAACTCGCACATATACAAATTGGTGGTTTGTAAAATTATATCCAGGCGAGTTTCAAAGTATGCATATTGATCCGCACACGTTAGACGTACAAAATCTTGTAAGGTATACAATATTTTTACAAGACTGGGAACCAGGTCATATATTTGTGTACGATGACAAATACATATCTAACTATAAAGCTGGTGACATGTATGAATGGAGTGATCCTATGTCAGTACACGGACCAGCTAACATTGGTTATAACACGCGATACACATTTCAAATAACATTAAACGATTAAAATGTTAGATCAGAATTTAATAACATTTTTAAAATCTAAAAGTCCTTCACTTGTTAAAACTCCGGCAGATATGTTAGAGTTTGGTTGTTTACAGTATTACAAAGAATATGCAGACGAGTACAGTAAGTTTGGATGGATCAAATACTTTTCCGAAGAAGAAAAAAATAGTAGTGTAGAGGACAGTGATGTTGGTTACTTCATAAACGATATAGGATTTAGAGGTAACTATCCTAACACAGATAATAAAAAATTGTTAGCGTTTCTAGGATGTAGTATAGCATTTGGACAAGGATTATCTGAAGATAACATTTATGCTAATCTAATTGCCAATCATCGCAATCAACAATATCTAAATTTAGGAATACCCGGAGCAGGGTGTCATCGAATAGCTTTAACTTTTTCAGCCGCCACAAAAATATGGGACATTGAAACGGCAGTAATAAATTTACCTCCTTATACAAGATTTCATTATGTTGATAAAACTAATCACCTACAATCAATTTTGTTAACTTATGATATTGAACCGGGTGAAATAGAAAATGTAAGAAAGGATATATTGCAACATTTTAGTGATCAGTTCTTAATGTCACAAACTATTGATGCAATACAATGGATTATGGATATTGCCAAATCAAATAATATTAATCTTGTACTAGCCTCTTGGGACCAAGACACTATCCAATTAGTTAAAACTGCATTTGATTTAGATATACTTAAATTTACAGTAACCGATAAAGCTAGAGATGGCCACCCTGGTGAGGAATCACATAAACTGTTTGCTCAAGAAGTAATTAGTAACCTAGCAAGTGGAACATATACTTGTTAGCTAGACTACCGTTAATACCATTGTGCCATTCTCGATGGCTAACCCAAGATATAATTGTACCTTGCTCCATGTTGTAATAATAGTTACTTCCTAGTATGAATAATTGTCCTGTACTAGGTGTGTTCATAAACACAGAGAAGCGTTTTATCTCTCCATGCTTTAAATAATCCTTTTCGTTGTCATCAATATCATAATGGTGTCCAGTCATATAGCCAGGTTCTACACAACTAATCCAACTACGTAAAGGAGTTACATGTAGTCTACTAGCAAGTTCAAGTTCAATATCCTTAGTCTCGTAGAAATTAGTCCACTTGACACTATCGGTATTGAAATTACTATCTTGCCATAGCTTTAATATTTCTGCATATTCTGGATTACTCATATTCCACCGTGCAGGATCTACAGTAATGTCTTTGCCGTTTTTAAGATTAGATATAACTGCGTTCCAATCAATCATTATATACTTCTTCAAATATATCAGCAAACACGGTATTGCCCCATGATCTTTCTTTTAGATGTTTTGTTATAGTAATTTCAAAAAACTTTTTAAAATCAATGAACCCTTTTTCATCTGTTGATTGATCAAATCGATAAGCACCATCTTTACCTATAATGCCTTCTATTATTTTTCTTTCTATAAATCTTTCTTCATAAGGAATTACAGCATAGTTATCTATAGTTTTTAATTGGCCATCTTTAGCAATAAAGAAACAATTAGGATACAATGATACTTTCCAAAAATTGTTTGCTTTAGTTGAAATAAAGAAATCTTTCATTTGTTCTTTCCAGTTAGGAACTTCCTCGTCCAAGTTTCGTCCAGAGGTAAACAATACTTGCGATAATGTTTCTTTATTCCACTCCATAAAAATTTTTCTATTTTCAAAATCTACATCATATAATGCAGGTGTAGTTTTAAGATGCGATAATTGTTTTAAAAATTTAACATCTCTATGAAAGAACCAGTCTACTAGTTCTTCCGGCACTAGGATATCTTCATTAGGCCTATATTCAGGATCAATACAGTAGTGAGCACACATTACTGTCTGCTCCGGGTTGACTCTAGGAGTATATAATAAGTTCGAAGGATAAGGTGTGCCGGTTGGATTTAATTTAAAATAGTAATCCCAGTTAGTTGTATCTGTCATTATGCGTTCCAATTTAATTTTTTGCTGATATAAGATTGTACTTGATCTTTAAACTTTTGGTCAGCTGTATCTATATCTGATAGTTTGTAATTATATATTGCTTCATAGGAGTTTGTTTCGTAAAAAGCGAATAGTCTGTCTGACAAGAATGGATTACATCCACGTAGCCCTTTAAAGCCACTATCACTATAAAACTCTTGTACAAGGGTTTCTGCCTGATACCAATCCATTGTATTGTGTTTCCAAATAACAATATCGTTTCTAGTACTACCTACACCACCGCCTCTTGGTGTAGTAGATTTGAACACGACATTGCCTCTGCTGTCCTTAGTAACTTCATAGCCTGGATTTTGCCTAGCTTCTAATTTAACTAGTCCATTGCTTACTAATTCCTTAGTAAAGCGACTTTGGTTAGTTAGAGATTCGTCATAGTCGGGTACTTCTAGTATGTGTGCGCTGGCGCTTTGTCTAGTCCAATTAGCATTAAGCCATTCTAATGATGTGTTCCAAGATTCTACACTTTCGCCTGGTATGCCGCATATCATTTGTATATTAGCTCTGTATCGATTAGGGGCATGTTGATCGGTGTATGTTTGAAATTCTAATAGACCTTGTTGTAGTCTATCGGGATCCATGCCTTTACGTACAAGTTTGCCCGCGGCATGATTAAATGTTTCTATACCCATTGAATGGCCGAGGAACCCTAGTCTAATGTAAGTGTCCCAATGTTCCTTGTGTTTAACCACTAGGTCACCGCGAGCAAATCCGCATATCCAAGGATTGTATCCTAGTTCATCTACTGCGTCTGCATACTTCTGTAGTTTCTCTGGACGATCATTGAATGTTTCATCCATCACACGCCAATTCTTGATACCCCAGTTTTCATAGCCTGTTTGCATTTGTAGTTTGAATTGTTCTTTGCTAACGCTAACGTCTTTAGCTTGTCCTATAATAGGGAAATTACAATAGCTACAACTAAACATACAACCACGTGCTGTTTCAATCTGAGGACATTCCCACGGCATCATAAAGTCACGAGTTTCGTAGTCTACTAGATAACTGTCTAACGGCGCACTTGGATAATGATGCAGTCCTCGAATAACTTTCTTATTGCCAAAGAAAGCAGAGTCAGTCATTAGTGGTGCTCCTAGCGTTCCAATAAGATGCTGGCACAGTGCTAGTACAGCATTTTCTCCGTAGCTATCAACCCAATAGTCTACATTCTTAGCAGGAGTAGTTAGTGCATTGTTGCCGCCGACTACAATGGGGATAGTAGGATACTCTTGTTTAAGCCAATCGATAAAGTCGTTTAAGTATGGACTCCAAGGATTTAAGAACGCTGTTCCAAAACAAAACATAACTGTTTTGTCGGTTGTTCGTGACCTTACAAACTCCTGTAGTTCTTCCAATTGCCAAAATGCAGTAAAGTCGACAACTTCGGCATCCCAGTCTTGTTGCCTTAAAAACGTGGCCACTCGATGCGTCCACAGGATACGTTCCCAGCGTTTACCTGTTAGGCTGAAAAATAGTGCGTGATTCATACCAATCGGAACTCGTCAGGTAGTATATGTTTTAATGAATCTATCTTGTCTTGTTCTACACTAAATTTTACAAAAGTAGATGAATGGCTAAAATTAACTATGTATCCTGCCTTGTTAGCGCCGTTGAGCCAGGGGCTAACTGTGTTATCAAATATATGTCTAGCATGATCTGCGTTTGTCATAGTAGTAGTCACAGCTACATCAACAGGATTCTTTAATTGGTTCTTCTTCAATAATTTCCTAACAACTAACTGTATTCTAGCACGACGTCCAAAATTAGCGGCTGTATGCAAGAAGCTAGCATCCATATCATACCATATGCCATCCTGAGCCAGTGGATGCATTATATCTCTAACTAGATCAATCAAGTAACTGTTCTCTCCCAAAATATTCAAATGGTAACGATCATCTATATCAGCATGTCTCTGATAGCATTGGTTAGGATCCAAAATAATAATCCTTGCTTCACCTTTAACTACAGGCAAGCTGTTGTAAAGTGTTTCCCAAACTGTACCTTTGTACTCATCCTTGATAACCCATGGGTCATAGAAGAAATCACCTGTAGGTTCATTAATAGTAGTCCGCATACCTGCTTCGGGTAGTTGGCTCAAAGCCTCTTGAAATATTTGTGGATCGATTGTATAATTGGTAGGAGTCAGCATGAAATATTTATGTGCTACTATTATAGTGTAAATAAAACATGAAAATTAAAATCGCACCAGAGTACGATCCAAAATATCTAGAAACGGAACGACCACAGCCGCTAGTAACTAACCAAATCGAGTCTATGATACAAGATGTGCTATCTGGCAAATTAGACACAGACATTAGTGATCAGGTGTATATTAATTTTAAAAAAGAAATGACCAGTTGGGTTTTAAAGTCTAAACTCAATCGTATTACAGGGTTAGATAATTTTAATAGAGTAGACATTGTTAATGGTTGTACTCAATTTATAGACACTGCTTATATGAATGGTCCTGTGCAAGTATTAGCAGGCGATTATAGATATCATGCTAGATTAGGTAATTGGTATACTCATCCTGGGTTCCTTAGTGCAGAAAAACAATTAGTAATTGCATGGCCATTTCCTAGTACAGGCGATACGCACACGCAAATGAAGGAGATATTAGATGAAGCGGGAGACAAAGGTATTAGTGTACATGTGGACGGCGCTTGGTATACTTGCTGCCGCGGAATTGACTTTGATGTATCTCATCCATCGATTAGGTCTGTCGGGATAAGTCTAAGCAAAGGTTTAGGTTTAGGATGGAATCGTGTAGGCTTACGTTGGACTAAAAGTAAAGATGCCGATGCTGTTACTATACAAAATGATTTCAACATGAATCTTCGTGCGCCTGTAATGATCGGTCTACATTTTATACGTAACTTGCCACCAGATTATTTGTGGAACGAATGCGGCGAAAATTATTATAAAATATGTCGAGACTTTAATCTAACACCTACTAAAGCAATTTACCTTGCACTTAAAGATGGTCATCCAGTAGGCGTTAGTCCTCTTATGAGATATTTAGAAAATGTCTAGGCTAATAGCGTTTGGTGATAGTTTTACGTATGGGCACGGATTACCTGACAGCCATATCCCGCCCGATCTGCCGGGACCTAATCCTAGTAAATTTGCATGGCCGCAAATATTAGGAAATATGTTAGGTACTGAAGTTATTAATAAATCAAAACCGGGACATAGCAATATACAAATATTACAAGATATTTTAAGTTTTGATATATTAAAAACAGATGTTGTAATAGTTGGGTGGACTTTTGTAGTAAGGGATTGTATTTTTAAGAAAAATATATTAGGTATAGATACTTCGATTAAAGTTAGTCCATGGCATAAAGATACAGCATTTATTAAAAATTATTTTAATGTACACAATGACTACGACATGGCTGTTAGAGCAGGACTATACATCCATCACGCGGAATCTTATTTAAAAACAAAAGTATCAAATCAACATCATTTTTGTGCTCATCAAGAAGTGCTCGATGTAATGCCTAGTTTTACACTAATACCCGAAAATTTTATAAATGGCAAACTGTTGCCGAGGATAGATAAAGCGTTGGATAATAGCCATCCCGGACTAGCAAGTCATCAACAGGCTGCCGAAACACTATACGAGATAATCAATGGAACAAAGTAAAACATTTTGTATGCATCCGTTTACAGGATTAGCTACTAGAGAAGATGGCGCTGTGCAAGCCTGCTGTCGTAGTCATCCTGTTGGTTTTATACAACAGCAATCCTTAGAAGAAATTTGGAACAATGACACTATGAAACGTATACGTAAGTCAGTGCTTACTAACATACGTCCTCCGGAGTGCGATCAGTGTTTCAGCCTTGAAGATCAAGGTGTCGAATCCTTGCGACAACGTCATATAATCGGTCGAATACCCGAAGCTAGGGTTAACTTGTACCCTAATGCGCTAGACGCTTTAAAAGACGACTATAGCATGCCATTTGAAATTCCTACTATAGAACTAAAATTAAACAATTTGTGCAATCTTGCTTGCCGTATGTGTCATCCGATGGACAGTACCAGTTGGAAGGACTGGAGTGTGGTGAAAGAGTATTACAAGGCAGAAAACAATATCATGTATGCCATTGTCGAAGAACATGATTTAGAAAATAAACCACACTTGGACAAATTCCAAGATAGTCCAGAATGGTGGGCAAGCCTAGAAAAATTACTGCCTTATTTCCGTCGCGTTGAGTTTGCCGGCGGCGAGCCATTAATGGATCCACAACATTATCGCATATTAGATATGCTTGCACCGTACGGTGACCAAATTGAAATTAAATATGCAACTAACTTAACCATGCTTGGGAAAAGTAATCGTACTGTTTGGGAATATTGGCCTAAGTTTAAATCAGTCGCAGTTAACGTTAGTATAGACGGAATTCGAGATAGTTACGAATATGTGCGTTCTAACGCTCGATGGTCCGAACTTATTAACAATATTAGACAGATACAAACTATACCAAATATTAGCCGCATAGTCGGAGCCGTTACTGTTCAAGTAAGTAACGTACTGGTATTAGATCAAATAATAGAATATTTTTTAAACGACCTTGGCATAGTGTTTCACACTCATCGAGTATCCTATCCTAAAGTGTTAAGTGTACAGGTACTACCTAAACCTTTAAAGGCGCTGGCTATTCAAAGATTGGAAGAAGTTAAATTACGTGTTTCAGAATTTAAAATGGTCAAACAACATCCGGAACTACTAGCGTATACTCTAGGGCAAATACAAGATAACATCAATTATATCAACGCTGTTGATCAAAGTATCCTGTGGGGAGACTGTGTAGAATTTAATCGTAAATTAGATGCTAGTAGAAACAGTAAATCGTTTACAGATGTTACTATGGAGTTTAAAGATTATGTTTAAAGTAACTAGCCGTTGGCCGCATCAAGGTAGTATTAAGATTGAATGGAATCTTGGCAAACGCTGTAACTATGATTGTAGTTACTGCCCTAGTGAAATACACGACAACACAAGCCAGCACACAGATATAGAAATTTTAAAATCTACTATAGATAAACTAGTAACATTGGGTAAGCCTATTCGATTAAGTTTCACAGGAGGGGAGCCCTGTGTCCATCCTAAGTTTGACGAACTAGTTAAGTATGCTAAACATGTAGGCATCAGTTGGATTAATGTAACAACTAATGGAACACGACCGTATGAATTCTATGCAGGTCTTCCTGTTGATCAATATGTATTCAGTATACATTTAGAGTATGATTGGAAACGTGTATTCAACACAGTAGAGAGCATTAACAAATTATCAACAGTAAAAGTTATAGCACAGATAATGGCACATCACGACCATATGCCTGCGGCAGTGCAATTAAGAGCTAGATGTCAGTTAGGCAATATACCAAACACTGTTAGACGTATACGCTGGACCAAAGGAGATCATGATCTCTTTGACGACATGAGATATAATGCTAACGATTTAGATTTTATTAAATCAATGGAGTCTACAGTTGAAGCAAATACAGTAGTGTGGTTAGATGACAAGTACGCACAACTATTGTATCATGCTAATGACATGATTAAGAATCATCAGAATCAATTTAAAGGTTGGACCTGCAACGCAGGTATAGAAAGCCTAATGATAAATTGGGACGGAGATGTACACAGAGCGACTTGTAGAGTCGGTGGTAGTCTTGGCAACATATATGAAGGCAACTTCGTTGCTCCTAGCGAACCCGTAACTTGTGACCGTAATTTCTGTACCTGCGCGGCAGATATCCCACTAACTAAGTCTAAACTTTGATTGATGTGTTTCGCAACTACACAAGCAGTTCTTAATAGAACATATAGATGATTTGAATTCAGGATCAAACTTTGCTACAAAGTCTTTGTCTAGAATGTTGAAACTATAATCTAATCCATAAATTGTCTGCTGACACGATCCTTGTATTTCTCCAGTCCAATTAATATAAACATTATCTAAGCCTATGTCACAGTTCCAACCTTCGAAGCTGGTCCAGTTTTTATTAATATAGGTATTAGATTTGGCTTTAATTGTTTTGCCATTATCAAGAGTCGCTACACTTTCATAGATGCGCATTTGGCCGCCAAATATAAGTTTTCTATTTTTCCATAGCCACACTAGATCAGGAATCCGCTTCAATGGATTTTTTAAAAAACTTTTTTGTTTCCTTGTCAGTTGAATATCACTCGCATCTATAACTTTGATACCTTTAATGCTTGATACTTCTGGTTCAATGACTTCGCAAGTCATAAGGATCCATTTGTGACGACTATTCTTTTTCATATAGTCAATGACATCCAATCCCTCTTGCCAATGCTTCCTGTCCATCAGGACTTTAACAGTTACTTTTTTATTAAGTTCGAATAACGTATCTGCTACAGCAATCATATGGTCAGGATCTGCTTGCGATATATGATACGACAAATGGGCATTGTCTATTAAATGTCCGTACTCTTTCCACCAGCGCAATGTTCTCGAACCGTTACTGATCAAACTAAAGTAGATGTCATTTTCTTTTTTAACTGCTTCAATAAACTCAGCAAGATCTCGCCACAGAGTAGGTTCACCGCCCGCAAGGCTAAGATGTATTTTAGTCTTGCCTAGCTTTGTCCGATAACGTTCAATAAGATGATTAAAGTTTTTAATGATAAGATCTAAATCGGCAGGAGATCGATAGTCCCCGGCATTACTGCCCGGCCAGCAATACTCACACTTATAATTACAAAGATTATTAGGATTCCATCTTATTGCTAAGATGTGAGATTGCTGAGTTGATACTATCTTTATAGGTGTCATAGCAAATGAGCAAGCTCAGGGAACGTTTTAGTAAAATCTGTTTTGCGTTGTTGATCTAGAGTAGTAATATATTCTCTAAAATCCGGAAGCAGATGGGTGTCATCTTCTTCGTCCATCCAATCAAGTATACCTTCCCAACGTTTCCATCCCCAAGGGTTCTTACCTAGAGATTCGTCATCTTTATTATTTTCTTCTAACCAAAGTTTAAGCTCTTCAAATTTTCTACGAACTTCTAACTTGTCTTCTTTGGGCAGAACACGTAGACTTAGCCATGTAGGAATCCACAACAAATGTACACCTATCAATCCGCCGCCTTGCGTATATCCGCTGGCATTTACTTGTTTGTTTATCTTTTTAAAACCGCTAGATACTTTCCATTTTATAAAGTCTGGAATATGTTTGATGTTTAAAATTTGTGCGGCTAGTGCAATAGTAACATGGATATTGTCGGGAGTGTTGTCTAGTTTGTGCAAATTTTGCACAATGGTATCCCAATCGCTTGGAAAACGTATGTAGTGATTGCGATCGTCCATACCATCCAAACTTACTCCAACTTTAACTACTTTAAAATTTTTCCATAGTTCAATAATTGAGTCATCCAGCATTAAGACATTTGTATTATAACGCAGATGTATTTGTCCAGCGTAGCCCCTGCGAACAATCTCTTCTAAGAAAATCTTATGTTCTTTAATGATCAAAGGTTCACCGCCAGCAAAATACAACTGTCGAATATTAGGTATCTGAGCATAGATTTCTTCCCAGAAGGCAGGGTTCTCATGCCAGTAGTTATTAAATTCTTTCGGATCCCAACCCATTTGTTTTTTAATCAAAGGACTTTGGAATATAGGAAATACTTTTTTGTGATCCGGCACCCACATACTACTGTCATGCGGACTACACATGATACATTTTAAATTACAAGTATGTCCAAGTCTAAGATCCAAGTATTGTAATTTATAAGGAACAGTGCCGTCTTCTTCTGTGTTATTAATCAATTCGGGGATATCAAGTTTATCTAAATGCCAAGCACCAGTTTCCCAAATACGTTTGCTGACAATTCCGTTAGACTCTTCTTCAAAACATTTTGTACAGCTACTAGGAATTTTTCCCTCTAGCATTAGTTTACGTACAGAACGCATGTAGGTGCTGTTGAATACTTGACTAGGTAATTCGTTACTGAAGTTACTAGGATCACCGTCTTCTTTCTTAACAAGCCCTACACCATAATCTCCGGAATACGATCCTGATGCATTTGCCACACAACAGATACGTGCATCACCGTTGGGTCTAGTTGCAAGATGTATCCATGGAATAACACAAAATGATGCTGTACCAGTTACCTGCTCTAACTGTTGTTGCCAACTGGCTAGTTCACTGTTTTCGTGTTTCATCCAAAATACTTTATCCATGTTGCTCTACCTTAATTTTTTGATTGTCTATACTTATAAAAGGACTGTGAGGTCCGCACATGATTATACAAGTTGAACTAGATTTTTCCTGCCACTTCTGTTGCCACATCGTTTGCCACTGATCTGTTTCAACAATTTTACGTAATCCTGTTTCTAACACGTTTAATCTTGGAAATCCTAGAACCTGCTGTCGTACTCGTTCACCTTCCTCTACGACTGAATCCTCTTGAAACAAATTATATGATTTTAATAAATCAACATCGTAGTTTGTATGTAGGAAGGCACCGATCATACAGCAGGGGCTTAGTTGATAGTGTGCATCGATAAACAATTCTTTATCTTTAATTGCCACACAATTGATCTTATCTGCATTAGGCCAATTTTGATGCCCTGCTATATCCTGTTTACTTACAAACTTAACAGTGCTGTCAGACGGCTGTTCTAGATTATATAAAACCGTTCCCTGATTATCAACTACTGGAAATGGACGAGCATGTCGTCTGCTGTTTTTTACCGTAAATTTTTTAAATCCTATCTGTTTAGCCACAGTCTCGGCGGCACCGACCTGATGTTCGTTGTGTTTAAATCTAATAAACATCCATTCTGCAAGTCCGCCTGCATCTATAAATGTTTTAGCGTTCTTTAAAATTAAATCATAGTTAGTACCAACACGATACAGACTGTGTGTATCTGCCAGCCCATCGAGCGCAAATACTACTATATGGCGAACAGGAAGTGCATTGTATAAATTTTTCCACCAAGCAGAAGATCTCAAACTACCGTTAGTATGAATTTCAATCCTAACATCGGGCGTGGTGTCTTTAACATATTGGCACATGTCAACAAGATCAGCGTTCATTAAAGGATCGCCAAAGTTTCCACAGAAATTAATAGTATCAAGTTGCTCTAGTATATCTATTGGAAATATTTTTATAAAATCGCTTAAGGTCCATTCGTTTATATTCAACAATGGATTTTCTATGCCGCCGTGTATGTTACGAGGGCACATAGGACAAGACGCTTGGCATCGATTGGATATCTCCACGTGAACACTTTTAAGTTCATTAAAGTTAAACATTTTTCTTTCCTATAAGCATCCAGCGGGTATATAATGGTAATTCCAACTCGCCCGCAAAAAGAATGTCTAAATTACTTTGTTCTTTAAATTCTTCTAAGCTATTGGCGATTCTAATATGTTCTGGTATTTGATAGTTGTTACTTTGCAAAACTATAATGCTGTTCTGCGGATGCCCGCTTAACCATAGTTCATATTCTTCTTGTGTTATATGCTCACAGCTGGTATTGATAATAACATCCGCATCACTGCGAATACTACACATATCAGCTGTAACTGCTTTGAACTTGCCTTGTATTTCTTCCAGCTTGTTCATATTAATAGCGATAGGTTCACAACTAGGATCTATATCAACACTTCGAATGGAAGTAACGTATATATCACTTTGAAACAGCATACTAGCAAGAGTGCCTACCCAACCTCCGTGTATGTCTATAGTAACAACCTTATTAACGTGTTTACGTAAATTCTTAATAAGCCATTCTTTGCTACGAAGTTGACCAGACCAAAATGCATCCATAGTTCTTATAGGATCTGGACTTTGGCGGATGGCTTGCATCCAGTGATGCAAATGTTCTGTATCAATTAACAAATTGAGCTCCTGACTTGTTAAACTTACCGCATTGTTTACTACATTCTCTTAGACCGTTTTCGGTCCAACAACCTTGTATCTTACTAAAGAAGTTGCTGTCAAAAATTTCTTTAAACGTTTGATTATGCAGATTAGGGAACTCTTCTATCTTGCTCATATAGTCTATGCGTGATTTGTGATTAGGTAGATACCATTCTAAATCTAACCAACAGCACGGGCTAACATTACCTGTACCGCTAACATAAAGTGTGCGGGTTGCTTGCGCCTTACAGCTTATAGTAGGCAAGTGATCTTCTTGTGCTTCTTTAACTTTTGAAATCATTGCCTTACTAGTTTCTGTAGGAAACAACACATGCATAGGCTTGCCAGCATCGTCTAATACAGTTAAACTATCGTCGGTAAATCTACTAGTATGTTTAGTTCTAAATTCTGTAAAGCCTAGGTCTTCGCTAAGTTTTCTGCAGGCAGCTATCTGATGTTCGTTATGCCCGAACACTAGCATGTCCCATCGAGCATCGCCACCAGCCGTAATAAATGCTTGGGCATTTTCTAAAATTTTATCTAAGTCAGTTCCTATTCTATAAGCACTATGAGTAATTTGTAAACTTCCATCAATACCAAATGTAACTTTAACTTTTGTTTCTGCTAGAGATTGCCACCATGATTTATTTCTAGCACTACCGTTGGTGTGCATACTTAGACGAATTGTAGGATTAGTATCTCTCAGATATTGAAATATTTCTAAACAGTCTTGTGCAATTATAGGATCACCTAAATTTCCGCACATGAACAAACTATCTAACTGTTGAATGAATGTAACTGGGAACCATTCTTTAAATTGTTCTAGAGTTATTTCATTTAGAGTTATTAGGGGATTGAGTATACCTCCGCTGATGCGCCGTGGGCACATAGGGCAACGTGCTTGACATTTGCTAGTTAGTTCTAGATGTACATCTCTTATATCTTCTAATTTATACATTTTGGTATTTTGCTATCAGCTGAGCTAACACATCTAGGTGTTGTACATCTTTTAGGATTAGAAAATAAAGTAAAATTTTCCAAAGTTCCTAAGGGTGTATCATGACAGCTATATGCTCTCTTGACCTCGTTACCTCTTATTATAACACTCTGATAGCCGCTATTACAAGTCCAATTGGTGAAACTATTAAATCCTAGTGCATTAAATCGCTCGGCTTGATCTATGTAATAGTTAGTAGTCCCGTCAGTTAATCGTATTTGGAACCCTTCTTGCTGAGCGAAGTCATCTTGCATGATCTTGATCATGTCTTCGCTGTATCCGTCTACAATAGCAGTAGCAGTATCATTGCTCTGTGGTTTTAGTGTAACATTGATTCCGCGAGCACGAAGGCGTTCACAGCGTTCTAGAGTTTCGTAAAACTTTTCTGGCACCATAACCTGGTTAACAGTCACATGAACTGTTTCATTCATTAACTGCAAACACTTATCACCGAACTCTTGTTCTTTGGCAAACTCAGAATGGTAACTGGCTGTAACACTACGACGCTGTAGGCTTCCTGTGATATCACACCAGCTCTTCCACCATTTAGATCCTGGTGACAAATTAGTTGTCATGTGTATACTTTGGTAGGGACTTACTGTCTCATCTAAATGTTTAATCAAATCGAGTAACTGTTTATAAGCAGTCGGCTCACCTCCGCTGAACGACCAATGGAACTGGTTGAACCCATTAGCTCGTGCTTGGCGCTTAATCTCATCTACAGTAGATTTATATACTTCAAGCGGCAAGTGATCTGGCTTGTCAGTTCTAGCATAAGGCCAACAGTAACTACATTTATAATTACAAAACCGTCCCAATATCCAACTAATGTTAAATAAAGGACGATCTAACATAGTTTGTTGTCCAAAACGAGTTATATCTTTGAGTGGTATTGTGCTAAAGTTCATTGACATTATTTACACATGGTGCTACAATTATTAGGCAGACGTGAGTGTAACTGGTAAACCTCCTCCTAGTAAGCTGACCCCCAGCTGAACGGAGGGCAAGGGTCTAGCTCTTAGAGCGACTTTGGAAGTTCGAATCTTCCCGTCTGTACCAATTTTAAAATGATGAAACACCCTGACCTAGTTGAAGACATACGTAATAGCTCTGAAATAATGGCTAAGATTAGTGCTGAGGATAAATCCTATGCACAGAACTTGTATGCGGCTTGGTGCAACATGCAATGGTGTAAGCGTGATCCAGAGAACGTATGGCCCATACTCACAGAAGAATATTGGCATTGTTCTTGGCGTAGTGCTGGCGGTATTGTAGCAGACCTTCGCAACAAGGGTGAGGACTATATGGACTACTACTGTTCTGGTATCAGGGGAGGTTTGAGCATGAACAGTAAAGAAGATGATGAATATTTTGAACGTACTAAATATGTGTCCGAAGGCGAAGTCACAGACGAGATACTCGAAGACCTTGACAAGTTGGGATGGTTTCCTGTACCATACAAGGACGAAATTATATAAGTAATTATATGACACATTGGACTATAACCTTAGAAGAAGCAGATGACGGTAGTGGGGATTTAATTCTTCCACTACCACAAGAATTACTGGATCTACAAGGTTGGGTAGAGGGAGATACACTTGAGTGGACAGATAACAAGGATGGCTCATGGAGCATTTCAAAAGTAACTAATGGCTAAAGACGACATATTAGAATTAACAGGCACTGTAGACGAAGTATTACCAGGCAACATGTTTAGAGTTAAGGTAGAAAATATGCCTAACTTGTTATTATGTTACATGGGTGGTAAACTGAAGCAAAACAAAATTAGGATCATATTAGGCGACAGCGTTCGCGTAGAAGTTAGCCCATATGATCTTAGCAAAGGTAGAGTAACTTATAGGTTGTAATTATGAACATTATTCTTGGACGGGTTTTTGAAGTTTGTAAAGAAGTCCAAGATTCAATCGTGGACTTGACAACCTTTAAACAATTAATTACTAAAACACGTAAAACTTTCAAACGTCATAATTTTGACATCGCTATTAAAACTAAAAAAGACAAAGAGTTAGATCCCGACAAATGGTATGTAATGGCATACTATGATAGCGAAAATGATTATCATCTAGATACTGCTATAGAAGTTATAGTTTATCATAATCTACAGGGTGACGAACCTTTTGGTCCTCATCAAGTAACATCATTCTTAAAAGAAATATTTGATGCAACTATACATGAGTTCCGCCATCAATATCAAAGTATGCGCAGAGATCATAATCAATATGGCGCACATGCCGATTCACCCTACGAAGTATATCTAGCCGACGATGATGAAATGGATGCCTATGCATTTAGTATTAGTATTGAACTTCTACGCACTATGGACGCCGATAGAGCCAAAAGAAGACTATCCAGAATTAGTGTACTAAGCAAGATGCGTACCGGAGCAGTCTATTCTAGCCCAACTCTACGTGCCTATATGGGACATTTTGGTTTAAATGGGCTTACTAAAAAATTAGCCAAAAAGATTTATCATCATCTAGAAACGATTGACAAACGCTACGTTTTCATGTAAAATACACTTATATTAACTCATAGAGTAAGCGACATGAAAGAGTTCCCTATTCAGCAAGTTCTAGAATTGGCCTGTGCGGCACAGCGTACTAATGGTGCTTATCTTAAAGATCAGGAATCGGTTTATGCCGATGATGGTGTCTTCATGTACACTAAGTATCCAAACAAAGTTCTAATGCTTTACACTTTGGATGACCGAATGATTATCCCCGATACTAAGGCACTTAAAATTGAACCTGAAGATACGGTTCGGGCAGAAGAAATCAAAACCTACTACAAGCGACTAATGTTTTCCGCTATTGATGGCGAGAATGATTTCCTTACTACCATCAATACTATTTTGAATAGTGAAACTGTTAAGGAAAACCAATTAGGTTATGTGGCCTGTTTGCCAAGTGTA